TAGGATCAAAGTCTACAGTGTTCTGTTGCCCGAATCCTTGTATATTTCTAAGTCTATCGAAAGATGTTCCTGCTGTGCCTGCTTCCCGCGCAAATATCTGTTGCAATGGATTAGATACAGCCAAACCGCCTTGTTGAGTCTGCTGTGCAAACTGTCTCGCGCGATCCTCATTAGCTTGAATAGCTCCCGCTCTGCCCAATGCCAATTGTCCGATGTTGAACTGGCCCGAGCCTCGCCCTTGCCTAGCTGTAGCACCTTGAGTAAGTTGATCTACTGAACGCATCTGCTGACCTGATAAAGCACCGCCTCTACGCAATTGATCTTCTGCCTGCTGTTGTAGTAAGCCTTGTAGACTCTCTGCTCCTGCAAATCCTTCTGACTGCTGTCTAAGTTGATCTACGCTTGCCTGTCCTAATGCCCCTCTCTCGCTTATGATGTCCTGAGTGACACCACCCTGAACACCTCTTAAGCCTGTTTGCGCTCTGCCAAGTTGCTCACTAGCCCCTTGTATGATCTGTGGGTCAAACTCACCTCTCAAGCGTTGACGACCACCTAAGAACTCCTCTTGGACTCCTACAGTCTGCCTCGCTAGTTTGCGTGGGTCTATTGCTTCTGGGGCTTCTGCGCCACCACTGAAAAAATCTGCTAATGCCATAATGTTTATTGGTTATATATTAAAGTTTGATTATATATGATGTCATTAAGGATGGTTGCATTACACCCTGACTCGTATTGCTGTTACCTGATACATTCGCGAGAGTGACAGATGTAGTGCCCGATGCTGTTGGGTTCGCACCGCCCTGAGTAGTTGAAAAACTATCCAACTCCCTAGTTATTCCACCGCTGGTCTGACCAGTAGTAACATCTGTAGTAGTTGGATGACCGCCCATGTCTTCATTCGCTCCAAATACGTGAGTATGGAAAGGTAAATCTGTGCTAACTAGATTAATCTTACCAGTGACGTTACCCATTGTCTCGAATAGAATCTCTTGATCGACCCTGTTATCAATAATGCCCGTGTTGCTCGCCCCTCCCGACTCTTCAACACCTAATGGAATACGGCCTCCCATATTAGGAACTGCTATTTTATAATTAAGAGCATAATCAACAGATGCAGACGCACCGCGACCCGCAAAAAGAACGGTGCTTCCCGCACTATCCTGAAGTATAAGATTAAGGCTAGTAGTCGCATCATCAGTGGAATCCCAAAGGACAGCAAAAAGGTCTGCCGTATCAGCGTTTGCCCTGCTTGTAGCATTACTACTAGCATTACCGACACTCAGGCCATTAGCAAATACCCAGCCCGTAGGCTCTGATGCACCAAGATACGCCTGCAATACTCCCACAGGGTTTCCGTCTGTGATTGTGACAGTTGATCCTGTCATAGCTGTGTTCATTTTTGAGGCAGTTACAGACTCACCTGTAGTCCATGTTCTGCCAGCGACTAAATTTACTGTTTCACTCATAATTATTCAAAAGTTTTATTTGCTAATTGTGTTTCTGTAGATCCTACAGTTAAACTGCGTATTTGTGGCCTACCCTCTGTTGTATTTACTTCTAATTGCACTCCCGTTCCTCGCTTATTAATGCGAAATCTTTTATGCTTATCCTCATTCGCTGTTGCTACCTCCGTCAAGGAAGTCACAGTAGTTTCAGGGTTCTCTGTCGTGGCTGATACAGTCATTGCATCATTTATCCCTACTTCAAAATTGATTGTGCCTCGATTGAACTTCTTAACTGTAGAAGTGTTACCACCGATGTATCTACGAGTAGTCAATTTACCTAGTATCTGCTCCTCTGTGAAATCTGCTCCTTCAGTCAATGACAACTCATCAGTCTCTTTTTCTTCCCAAAGCTGTAATGCACCTTCAACAGATGATCCAAACAATCTATCTTGACCGTCCTTCTGGCACACCACCCAATTATCAATGAAGTTTACACCGCCAGCGAAAGTATCTTTTGACTCCCACTTTTTATTAAGGAAGTTATAAACGTAAACCACATTATTGCGTTCACTTCCAGATGAAGGGACAGCGATATAGTAACGATTATTGAAGTAAACACCTACAGACTTATCAATGAAGTCATAATTAAGACCTCTAAACTCATCTTGTATGTCAAATGACAATGGAACATCTACACCACGAAGATTTAACTCAGGGGTGATTTGCAACATGTAAACACCTTGCTCACTTAAGAAGATCATCTTGTCACCTACGATAGTCGCTGTCTTACGAGCAATGCAACCTACCTCAGATGTTACCTGTCTCACAAAGCTATCCTCTAGTGAGCTTGTAGACATACCAGAGATGATATGAATAGATTTCTGGTATAATGCTATCAAGTTATCCTCTTGGAAGATTAAGAATGACACTAACTTGTCTGCTGTTCCGCGATTGATCCTGAATAGATTATTTAGAGGGTCATATGTTCTATGGTCAAAGAAGTCAGATACAATAAACTGATCTCTTACATCAACCTTACATACTATGCCTGCTCCTGTGTCTGGCGATGTCGGCGTTCCTGTAACCACATAATCAAATACTTTTCCTTGTTCAGGGTTTGGCGTAACTCCATCAGCTAAGAACTCATTATTGTCAATACGAGTAATTTCTTTGATGCCGTTATACTCGGGGCCAACCGCGCCTGTCATAGTTATTCTATCATTAACTTGTAGGCCGTGATTATAAGTAGTAGTAGCTGTTGCTGTAGTGCCTGAGCGAACCAAAGAACCGTCTATATCTAATTCAAATACTCTCACTGGAACAATCAACCTAGCGAAAGGATGATACATACTAAAGTCTGCCTGTGGCATACTCAAGAATCCTCCATCTTCAGGAGCAGATAGCAATGTGTCGGCTACCTCTTTAAATACAGATACCTTCTGGGATGTTATTGTCCCACCTGATCCTGTGTCGTTTGCATTAACAACAGCATATGTGAATACTGTTGCACTAGTAATACTTGAGACAGTGAATGTGCCATTATAAAATGAGTCGTCTGCTCCCGCTACTATCACTGTATCGCCAGTATGATAACCATGCGCTGATAGTGTTATAGCCGTGACTACATTACTGGTAAGAGATATGCCTGATACTCTAGTAGGCTGTGTGACTGATACGCTTCCATCCCACTCGATAGCCTTTTCTGTCTTACCTCTATGTATAAGCAGTCCGTTATTTACTTGGAGTATATCTGACTCATTAGAGGGTTCGATAACTATCCCAGAATCATAAGGAACATCTATAGGACTATTAGGGTTATCGGGGTCAACTAATATAACTTTATTAGCTGTAGCCATTGCCACATATTCTTTGTTTGTTTCTACGTCTGAAAATAAAGTTGTTGCGAATGCGCCATCTACCACTAACCCTAGCAAACCCGACATGGACATTGTTACCCTTTTTAATCTGGTTGCATTAGCATATGATGCGGGTTTTTCTGCTGTGCATGTAAATATTACGCCATCATGCGTGGTGCTTGGTGCGGAAGCTGGGCCACCGACATCGCTGAAGTCGTCACCTGTTTCATAGTCTAATATCTCATAATCCTGGCCGACCACTAGCAAAGCATCTGCATCAAAAGAATTAGTTGTTCCATCTGTCGGCCCGACACTTGTCTGTATGAATACATCAGACAACCCGTTAGCTGGGCCACCAACAGGCACAAAACTGAATGACGTATCACTAATCTTGCTTAATATATACTCCCGATTAAACTCTGGCCTATCTGAGCCAGTAATCAACATTGACTCCCCCGCATTTATTGTCGGCTTAGAAGCTGACGCAAGTGTTACAAACGCCTCGCCTACCTCGGTAGTATATTCAATGCTCTGAATTGGAATAGATCCACCTAAGCCAAATGGTAGCGTTAATGCGCTTCCCGCCGTAATAACGTCTGCGCTAATACGATCTATACCCTTACGAACAGTAGCAGTAAGATCATCAAAACGAAAATTCTCTGATGCCTGAACCATACCTGCATTAAGCAATGTAGGGTGAATACGTGTATCCACACCAACGAAGTGGTTATCTCCGTCTTCTGAATAAACGTCATCTAAACTCTGTCCACTGCTTTTATATCTGCTCATTAATTATGCTCCCATTAAACCGTTTACTAAAACTGTGATTATCGCTACCGCTACTGCTGAACCTATAAAGGCGCACACTTTCAACTGAGTTCCTTGTGACGTTAAAGCGTTTTTATTATCGTTGAGGCTAATGAATAAGGTCTTAATCTTTCCACCCTGCTCGTCCTGCTCCTTCTTGATGTTCACGATCTCGATATTAGTAGCCTTATTGTCGCCACTAATGCCTGATACATCCTTGCTGACAACCGCTACTGTGTCCTTGAGGTCTTTTAGATCCCCTACCATACCACCTACGCCATTAACGCCCAAGAGGACACTCTCTATTGCTACTAACGACTTTGTGATCGTATCTAATTTATCGTTAACTTCCATTATTTCTTTTTGTTAAATTCTTCAGGGTCTTTGTTTCCCGCAACGCTTATAAGTTTCCTAGCCTTAGCGACTCCACCTAATCCCATTGTAGTCATTACTAAACCAATTATCGTTTCACCCATAAGGTCAAATCCTGACTCTGGGGCTTCTATTTCAAAGTTCTCAGCTAGAGACACGGCCTTGTAGTTAATCTGTGACCCCCTATGCTCCTCTGTTCCTGTTAGCCCAGCTACGATAGTGATTACCTCTTTGAGATCCTTGCGTGTGTTCTCGTGCTGTTCAACTGATACAGGAGTAATGCTCTTGCATCCCGCTAGCAGTAGTATCACTGATACTATCATTAAATACTTCATTAGTTCACGAACCCTTCTTTTTTTAGTAAATTATATAAAGCGACATGTAAAACGACCTTGCCGTGAGTCGCTGAGAGTATATGCCATCTCTTGTCTAAAATCTTAGGTTCTATTTGAGCAGTGACTTTACTGTTTGTATCCTTGCAATTCTCTGGGTCGCTAACAACTAGCATTCTGGAACACATCACAGGGCGATTCTTATACGCAGAGCATTTGCCTTTCTTCAAGAATGGACACCATTTGTTTTTTGCATCCTTACTGCCCTTTACGCGGTTCTCTAGCTTCTTAAGGTCGATCTCTACATCTCCTGTCATCACCAACTCAGCAAGCTTCTTAACCTCTTCAGGGAAGCAAGCTACATCCAGTGAGCAGCAGAAAGAACAATTACCACACGTTATAGGGTTCTTTGTCTTACTAAATCCTGATATTAATTTATCGGAAAAATCACGGCTCAATTTCTGCTCTAAGGCTATGTCTAAATCCAAGTTCATATCTCTCTTGATTTTCCCCTCGCTAACGCTGTGAAACTTATCAATCCGCTTAGGTCATCACTTACCACAATTGACAAGCTGTCATTACTCCTTGGATCTAATGAGATTGGCTCTGAGAATACTATATCAAAAGAAGCTACGGTATTTGTTGCGTCACCGTAATGGTCGCTCTTTTCTCCTCCACCAATAGTCAAATCACCTATACTAGTGAAAAGGCCAGCGAAATTTATGATATTAGATTGTGTCCTAAATATCTGAACACCATTTGCTAGTCTTGTTAATCCTAGAATCTTGTCATAGCTAAGTCCGTCAGCGAAAGGTGTGTTATCTATAAAAGTAAGAGTAAATTTCTCTACACTAAACACTTCACCGCTAGGAGATTCTATACTGAATACTGCTGGAACACCTTGTTGTTCTACCTGAAAGTCATCTATATAGAATTTAGGAGACTTACCACCGCCCTTAGACGGATGAGACATCCTAAATGCGTCAAAGTCTGTAGATGCCAATCCTAGATCGCCAAATGGTATAACCACATTCTGCCACACATCAAAAGAGAACTCATTCAGGTAATCCTCAATAAATACCTCTGTCCCGATAGTTGATGCTAATCCTGTATCATAAGCGTATAGTGATATGGAGTCTCCCGCCGACCAATCCTTATCAATATTGACTGCCATTGTTACGGCGACATGATCTGATGCCGTTAAATCTGACCCTTGATCGAACTCTATAATGTCATTGAGGGCCATATTATTCCACTTCACGCTAACCGTTCCGCTATTAGCCCGATCTCCGCTGTCAAAATTTCCCTTACCACCAACTACATTGCTACCTGTCCAGTTTACCCCATCGGAGATACCGACATGGACAACTTCAGGAGTTCCACCAAAGCCTGCATCAACTGCCATCTGGAAGCCTAAATCAGTGTTTACCGCAAAGGCAGACCGCTGAAAGTCTTCGTGTAGTGGCACAGTAAATACAACCAAGCCCCTATCGTTTCCGCAACGATGGAGATCAGCTTCGCAAAGTTCACCATTTTTAATAGTGCCTGCAACTTTGATAGGGACAGCCATTATTATTCGTAATAGCCGAAGATCACACCACTGAAGTCACCAGTAGTTCCTTCAAAATACTCAATTGCTATAGCGTCATTTTGGCCTAAACGAATTCTATCAGATAAGCGAAACTCTTCGTGCCCCAATGCTGGAACATACAAGAAATCAACTAGATCCTCTCCTGTAATACCTGCGATACCTGTTGCTGCCGTTCCTCCCTCCATCGCTGTAGCTGTAGCCGCATTAGAAGACGCGCGATTAAGATTAGTAGGGGTGATTGTTGTTCCACCAGCAGCAGTCCCAGTAACAAACCAAAGCTTGACTCGGCAGGCATTAACCGCATTAACACCGATAGAAGATATCACTAAATCTTTCCCGTTCGTGCTTGTGTTTTTCCAGTAAGCTCCGAACTCTGTCGCTGTTGCGCTCTGAAAATCAAAAGGAACTGTGTAACACTGTCCCTCATCCCGTGAGTTGTAATAAGCTCGCTCATCAGAACGAGAAGATACGTTTAAGCGTCCATCTGAACCCTCTGCCTCTTCAACTGCTCTGGTTAAATCGTTTTTATAATCTATTCTTGCCATAATAATTGTCTGTTAAAATTCACCCCCTCTGAGGGCTTTTATTTGTTCTAAAATCTCTTTTGATACTTCTAGTAATTCCTCTTGAAATGACTGCTGAACTAGCAATGAGTCTACCTGATTGAGCTGTTCACTATTAGAGGATACGTCGACTAGCTTTGTGTTTATACCTAAGAGAAACACGTTTTGCTGTTCCAATGCCTCAATTTGCCTGCGCAATAGAGTAATTGTATTGTCGTATCCAGTAGCCATTGCTTAAGCGTCTTCCCATTCTCCACCAAGATTAAAGCCTTCCCTTAGACGCAAGCACCTATAACACTCCTTGGAAATATCGTCAAAGCTTGTTGCGCCTGCCTTGACTAATTCCCATTCTTCAGGAGTGAAAGTTATCCTCATAGGGATAGGCTTAGTGAACTCATCAGGGCTATTCCTTGATGCCTCGTTGCGTGAAATTTCCGCAAAGAACGTAAGGCTATCCATGCCCTTCAACGCGCCAGCCTCCTTTATTAGAAATCTTAGATACTGATTATTTGATGTATTTTTAAATGCCATGATATTGTTTTGTTAAATTATGCTGTTATAAGTCCTAATGCGACAAGTGATGCGTGGATACCACCAGCGGTAACGGCAACACCTGTCTGTTTAGTTATGGCTGTAGTCCCGTAGAACCCGACCTTTGTGCCAGTGTGATTAAAGTCGCCACCAGCATAAACATGAAAAGTATGTATGCCAGCGAACTGCTTTCCGATGATGCCAAGCTCTGTAGCGACATCACCAGCAGGCTTAAAGGTCTTGTTTACCTCAATTGAGTTACTGGACTGAATTTTCAATGTCCCAGTCTTATTTTGAATAAACCCATTTGTTCCGTCATGCTCAAACTGTATCTCATCAGTCCCTACAACTCCACCTGTCTGTCTTACTATAAAGAATCCAGATGCATTCGGCTCTGCTATTATGTCACCTCCTGCGGTTGCGCTAGAGTCTAGTAATACATCACCAGTTGAGCTGATAATTGAAAAACCAGCGACATCTAAGTTTGCACCAAGAGGGCTAGTGACACCACCGCCTTCACCGCCACTAGGTGCGCTATTTAATAATCCTCCTCCTAAAACTCCCATAATCTATTTGGTTTGAAGTTCGCTTACGTGTATACGGGCAGAGGAGGCACAAAACACCTTTGCATCTTCCGCTAATGCCTTGTCCCACTCACCACTTGAACCATCAGCCAAAGGATGACCATTTGTTGCAGTTGGTGTTGTTCCATCGAAGGTCACATAGACAGTCGCATTCTCGACACTCCATAATACTTTCTGGGTTGCTGAGTTTAAGTCTGCTACGATTAAATCCTGTGCAGTTGATACGGTTATTGATCTACTTGCGACAGATGTGCCAGTATTATCCTTCGAGGGACGATACTCACTTGTTAAATTTGTTATTGCTGAATTCATATTATTTTATTCCTGACATTCTAACCCCTACTGTTGTAGGTAGTTGTTGATTCATTTGACGCTCTAAGCGTTCTATTTCATTTAAAAGTTGTCCTTCAGCTATTCCCAATCTGCTGTTGGCTTTATCTTCCTGTCCTTCACCCCTATACCAATCAACTGAAGCCCGATAAGCTAAGTATGATTCTAACCGTCTTGGCGTTGTATCTGTTAGCAATGCATATGTCGGTGTGACAATTCTATGCTCTAGCCATACAGTAGCCTTAGTTGTTGTGATTGTCCCTGTCGCTGTATCAGTAGCGGGATCTGCAAGCATTGTATATGTAAATACTGTAGTGCTTGTCACTGTGACTATAAATGTTCCATTATAATCGGTCTGGTCTGCTCCTGCGATAAAGGTAGTCTCGCCTGTAGCTAATCCATGCTCTGCTGTTGTAGTAGCTGTTGCTGTAGTGCCAGAGCTCGTTAAAGTCGTTACAGATATTGCTTCTGCCTCTGTTGCGTCTGTTACATATATTCCATCGAAATCCGCATTCTCTACAGTAGTGATATTTTGATACCTTCTTACTGCGCCTGCTGTCGGCAATGGGTTTACATCATAAGCCCTTAAGACTTCGCTTATGCCTGTGTCTGATGACAGATCAATGAATGCATTGCTATCTGATTGGTGCGGTGTGATACGCATAGAGAAAGGCCACTCAGCCCGTAACCATGCTTCATCTATCGCTAAATTTAGAAATTCCAGAAATGCCGATGCATCATCTGTATTTACATTGTCTTTATCTAGGCCACATAAAACTGCCCATTTGTCTCTAATCTTCTGAACTGTAGTCGTCTTAGCCATTAAACTTTATATGTAGATCCTGATTCTTTTTGATTAAGGTATTTAGAATTATCCTTAAAGAACTTAGTGTGATTAGATGGGTCTTTCCAAAAGTCGGGGTCGTTCTGTAGTTGGCGATGATACATGCGAGAATCCATCTCAGCATAACATTCACCAATACCGTCTATTGCCTGTTTAAAATGGCCTTCTTCTTTGCTCTTACCTTTTACTAGCTCTAAATATGAATTAGACCTTACTTTGTCTATCATCTGCTCATCTTGGCAGTGACGATAGAACTGATCCCATGCCTTCTGTGGCACGTTCTTTGGAAAGTTTGGAACTACTATATTGGCCATATTTGTTTTTATAAAAGGGTAAGAGTGGCAGGGAATAAACCCCACCACTCTCGAATAACGATACGAACTAAACTATTTCAGATAGATCAATGATATTAGCCATGACGACAATCTCTCCTGCGGTGAGATCAGTTAATGAATCACCTGTAGGGTTGAATGTTGCTGTCATAGTAGTATCTGAGGCTGTATCAAAAACGACACCATTAACTACATTATCTGTAGTTGAGTCATTGAAGCCTGCGCCTGTATTAACCGTGCTAGATACTTCAGTAGCATCTAAGTGGATTATACTTGCGACTAGAAACTTATCGTCGTCGGCATCACCGATTTCGATAGTTAGATCACTAGAACTCGCGCCATCGAATGCAGTTACTAGGTAGTAAGCTACTTTTTCAACGATTGAGTCTTTAGGAATCGTGAAGATGCTAATGACCTCCTCTGTTCCTGATACTGTTTCAGTAAAGTCAGAGAACTTGATAGTCTTGACATTGTTGAAACCTAATTGTGCTGATTGTGTTAATACACTCATAATTTTATATTTCTATTTTAGAATTGAACTTCAGGTTAAGCGAACTTACCAAGACCAAGAGGATTCTTAACAACAAGAGTTCCACGACCCTTAGCGAAACCACGAGGGCCACCACCATTGTCTGTCTGCTCTTGAATCTGAGGCTCTTGCCATACTGATACACTTACCATTTCGTCAGTAAGAAGATATCCACGTGCTTTAGACTGAGTAGTCTGTCCACCACCTGATACACGACCTAGGAACTGATCACTAATGACCTGAACGTTAGCGAAGTCACCACGATAGAACTGAACACTAAATACGATTTCACGTTCCTTCTGATCACTATTAACTACGAAAGGTGTAGCTGTAGTAGATCCTTCAGTTCTTGTGAAGTTACTGATCTTGCGTTGTAGCTCAGAGCCAGCATACAAGTTCATATTCTGAACAACACCACTTGAATCAAATACGCTCTGAAGAACATCATTGAAAGTAGTTTCAGTCAAAGAACTAGTTGTTCCGATTGACGCTGTTGGTGTGCGAACTGCACTAGGGATAGTAGATGTTGAGTTATTAACCCATGCACCAAGTCCACGTGCCTTAGAAGGAACGAGTCCAGAGCCTACTTGAAGATCATCATCTGATCCAATAGAAGCTTCCCAAGACTGTTTAAGTTCCATGATAGACTTAGACTTAGCTTTTGCTTCTTCTGATCCAACGCCTGCTGTGTCTACTGCTTCTTGAATATCAGTAACAGCGTAAGGCTTACGATAAATCTGGTAACGATTTCCGATAGCTTGACGATTCTTGCTCTTATCAGCGTGTGTAGTCTGGTCTTCACCTTCTTTTACTCCTGCGAACTCTACGTTATCATAGTCATCAGTAAACCACTCGGCTAGAGTTGCTGACTGCGCCCGTGTTTTGGGCATACCTGATAAGATAGGTGTTTTTTCTGGTGCTACAATAGTAAGAAGATCCATACGGTCTTCCCTGTTGTTCACCACATTAAATGATTCTGCTTGTGCCATAATATTTTTATATTTGCGCTCTATAAGTAGAGCTTTGTTAAGTCTTTGTGGTTTAAACCACCTTTTTTATTCATTATTTCCCTCTGGGCTAGACCTGACTTCTCACTCGACGATCTTCGAGCGTTTGCTACCTTGGATCTTACGAATCCGAGACTAGGAGCTATCTTAGGGGCTGACGCTGGTTTCTTAACCGCATCCTTGGTTTTATCCACACCCGAAGTAGACTGCTTACTCTGTTTGGCATTTTGTGATGATATACCTTCAGCTAACCATCCTAGAATCATTGATTCATCAGCGCGACCTGAGAGAAATTCCCTCAAATCTTTGTCACCGCGAATCTGTTCTACGATTTTGTATTCGTCACTTTTAGGGTCACTAAGGAATTCAAAGTCTTGCAAAGCCTGATTATCATACTGTTGCCTTTGTTCAAATACTTTAGCCCTTGCAGGAATGTCTTTCTTCAAGGCTTGCTTCACTTCTTTGTGAAACGTCTTGATATCTTGACGAGTATATTCTTTTCCACCTTCGACTGTTAAGGTATCCTCTCCCGAGTCCCTTAAACTATCTAATGCATCCTCGATCCACTCTTCTGCTTTCTCTGCTTTATCATAAATGGCCTGTAGATCTTCTATGTTATCAGCTTTGTTAGCAATTTCCTTAAATGACTGTTCGCTTGAAGATGTATTACCACTAGTGCTTGAAAGTTGCTGTTTGAGAGACTCTATCTCACCTTGCAGTGATTCCGTCTTCTCTTCGGCAGTCCTCCATTTCTTAGTAGCTTTGTCGATACGTTTCCGCATCTTCTTCACTGTCTTGTCTTGCTTAGAAAGAACATCCCCTTCTTCGGTTTCTTCCTCTTCGGTTTCTTCCTCTTCTTCTACGTCTGTTTCCTCAGTAGCTTCAGGTTCGGTTTCCTCAGTGGCTTCTTCCTCTTCAGGTTCTTCAACTGCTTCGGGTTCTTCCTCAACTTCTTCGCTTACTTCCTCTTGCGTATCCGCTTTGGTAGCACTCATAAAAAGATTAGTTAAACTTGCTTCAGTTAGCATGGGGTTTTTAAGTCCATCATCTACTGCTGTTTCGGTCGCTGTATCACCATCAATTTCTTCATCCATAATATTACCAGTATTTTTTATAAGGAGTTACAGAACTCCGATTCGCTGGTATTATATCACAGGTAGTAGGTATTTACCCCTGTAGGAATTTAGATTAATCCAACAGTGAGTTTCTTATAAACTCTAGGACATGATCGTAGGATTTCTCCTCACCACTGACTGAGGCTAACAACTGAGGCGCAGTAATAACATGCTCTGAATACCTACGACTACTGCAGTCAACCTTTAAGGCCTCTAGGAAGCTTACCAATACTGGTAGCTCTCCATTATTATGCATTCTCCCTACGAGGTCGCTAAACTCATCGTATTCGTCTTTTGGTTCTCTATCCATTATGCGCTAGGTAGTGCGTTGCCTGCTTTTGTGCCGAGTCTACCAGTTAAGGCATTCTCTCTCTGCTGATCCTGAAACTGCAATTGTTGCATGTATTTCTCTATACGGGCTTGCGCTTCTGGGGAGTTTTGCAACATCTGCTGAACGTCTTGTGCTGGAATCTCTTCTGTTCCCTGCATCCACTCCTGTATCACTTGAGTCCTAAGCTCTGTATTAGCATTCTCAGGAGCATTAACTACTTGGCCTGAAACCATTTTCGTAATATCTTCCTGAGTCTTTCTGCGCTCATCTTCAGTGGCTTGCTGTGCTGGCTTAATAAACCTATCAGCATAGGAAGTATCCATAGCGCCAGCAGTAACCGACATAAATTCAGCAAAATCAAATGTTCCATCTCTATCGTATTGTGATGCTAACTCGCCCAACTGAATCAAATTCTCTACTTGTTTCGACGTATCCGCATTCAATAGGTTATAATCGAAGTAAAAATCGACACGTTCTACGCCTTCTGAGCGAATAAACTGCATAGCTTCTATATCTCTTGAGCCTATAACTCTGAAGAACTTCTCATCTTCACCAAATTGTTGATCGAGATCCCATATCTGATCCATGACCATTACCCAATTTTGCATCCACTGATTCACTTGATCCTGAAGGATATCTACAGCGTGATTAGGGTCTTCACCCGCGACAGGTCTGCCAAACGTGCGATTAAGATTATCCCTAACCGATTGTTCTATCTCAATAGACTCACTTATGCTCCCTGTAGGAGTCTCCATAAATCCATACTCTCCGCGACGACGAACACCGATTGAATCGCCTGGGCCGAAGTTAGTAGGTTTACGTCCGAGAGGATGTTCTCTAGTAGGGCAAGTAACCATAGCGGTTCTATCAACCCGTGAATCTTGTTGCACTTTGATCTCATCTTGTGCGCCTTTTCCAAGTTCAGGAACGCCTCGTGTATCCATTAGCCTTGTGCTTCTGTGTTCTCTAGGGAAGGCTACAAAAGGATAGCGTGAGGGCTTATAATCCAAAAGTTTTGACATACCCCAGCCCGTAACTTCAGGGTGGAATGCCGTAATAAATACTCCAATGATGCCATCTTCTGTGAGGGCTTTCTCGTATCCGTGTGTTACTCTTACAAATCCTGATGCATCATCTACTATACTCTGGCCTGTGCCTAGATTGTTCTGTATAGCGTTCCTAGTCTGTGTGCTAGTGTGATACTCTGTAGTATGCCCAACTACTGTCTTAATAGCTAATTTAGCCCATTCCTCATCCCATCCGTCTTGCTCTACTTTTGTAAGTATCTGCTCAGGGGTCATATACTCACTATGGAATATATAGGGTGAATCCTGTAGGTCGATTACGTTAGGCGGGAATATAATATCTTCACCTACTGCTAAAGCTTTGATAACTGGTCGGTTATGTATTACTGTAGGGACTGCGATCTGCGTAACTCCATCCTTGCGGAGATCATTGACTGCTTTTCTCGCCTTACGCCTACTAGTATTAGGGAAGAACACTGACATTGCATCGGTAGCATCCTTGATAGTATCCTTATTCATTATAAGTTCTACTATCTTTAACCCCACTTCTGGGTCTTCTTCCATCTGAAATTCTGCAACTTGCTCTATGGTAAGCTCATTTATCTGATCCTCTACCTTAGTATCCCATGCGACACCTAGAACCCCTATCGCTTTTTCCTCTTGGTAATTGGCTAGGATCTTCGCTTGTCTTGGTAGATCAGGCATAGAATTGACTAGAAACTTCATATACTCAGAAACCATTCTGGCACGTTCTATGTCATTACCCTCAATAGGGATGGCAGTTAAATTGCCTCGCAACAAGGATTTGGCAAGCATCGACACATTCTCATCTATGAGGGAATTGGTAGTGAATGGTCGAATGTCGCTTGCTCCCTCCCAAGGATAGGCAGGCTTATTAGGCGTTCCATGCTTACGTCCAGTTTTTAGGTCTTGGTTCGGCCAGATGCAGTTACGAGTATTATAATTGATTTCAACTTGATTGTAATAAGAGCCTAGATCGCTGTTGATCTCCCTAAAAGCATCCTTTAGACGGTCAATGTCTGGATCTTCATCGGTATTTCTCTTAATTTCTTCTCTGTTGTTCAAATTTGCCATAGTTTTCTCTAAATTTCGTGGTATTATACCACAATTACCCTTTTTTTACCCCTAATTAAGTTCTATCTGCCCGAATTATGTGCGAATCGGTGTCATCTATGTGTATTATATCTCCAATTAGTAAATAACGGAGGCAATCTATCGGGTCTTTCGTTGGTTCGTCCTTGCCAAGCATACCAGTATACTCAGTCATAGCGTATATTAGCTGTCCACACCTGTCGGATATGAATAATCTAGGCTTATTGCCGACATGCATAGGCTTTAGATCGTTCCATGCTAGATACTTATTGATAGCCTGTATGCCTTGATCCTCTGGCAATCCAGATGCAGGGATAACATCGACCCCTATATTCATCAATTCATCCATTGAACAGGTCTGAGCTTCTTCTTTTTGATACTTAGTAGCCCCCGCGCGGGAGTCAATTAGCCTCTCAAAGATCGTAAGGCCATCCTCAATGTCATCCATTATGTCCTTATAGTCCTGATACCC